GAAGCTGATGGATCGTAATCTTTTAGACCCCAGACATGATACATACCAGACCGTGACGACTTAGCAGTAATAGCTGTGATGGGATGAAGTGCGTCTTCTGGGTAAGGGAAACCATCCTCGGAGTGAACCTCAATATCAAGATTAACTACGTTGACATGACCTTTATTGAATTTGATTTCATTAGGAAACTTTTCAGCAAGGAACTGGAATACTGCACGATCCATTCCAAAGTATTGAAACCCTTCTACACCTTCATACTTTTTGATGAAGTCACGCATATCAGATGGTGAGTTAAATTGTAACGGTGCTACTGGATCACCATCCATTGTCTTCCATTCTGAAGTTTCCTGAGGATCAGGCAGGAATAATGTAGGTTTAAATTCATATCTTCCAGTAATAGGTTTACCAGAGTCATTGTATCCACGATATACAATACGATTCATATAGACGTCAACTGATGTATAAAAGCTCAATGCAATTCTCCCATGATGTAGATATTATTATACCGTAGAATAGGATTAAAGTAAACCCTAATTTTTGAATAGACCAATAATACCAGGAGATCTACGACCACGATGCTCGGCAGTATAATAAAAATATTGTGGATCATGTTTCAGGTCAAATATAGAATGTGCTTTACATGCTTTTCTTACATCAGGTAATTCAACATTATCCATTAGGATAAACCTAGGATTTAATTTTTTAGCCATGAATATATCGTCCCATGGCTTTGGACTAATATGATTACCATCAATATAAACTAGATCATATGTATCATCTTCTGATATCTGTTTATTAAATTGTCCTGATCCACAATGTATAAATTCTACTTTATCACCATATTTTTCTTTTAGTGCTGCACCAGCTTTCACTGAAAAGGGATTAGGATCAATAGTAGTTATTTTTTCTAAATAAGGAAATAATTCTAAAAATATAGTTGCAGAATAACCTGCAAATGTTCCTATTTCTAATACTGTTTTAATTTTATGATTTGACCCAATTTGATGAAACCAGTCTAATAGATCAGGATTTTCATAAGGAAGATAACCCCAACCCTGTTTTCCTAAATCTGGATCATGTTGGTTTTCATCTGGTACTGGTAAAAATGATACGTCAATTTGTGTCCACATTATAAACTCCGATAAAAAAGGAAGACAGTTTCCCGTCTCCCTTTATATATGTTAAGAAATAAAATCTACTTCTTCGTCAGTATAAGGCCACATTAGAATAAATTTACCTTTCCAAGTGCAAGATTTTTCTGTCTTTGCTCAAGATCATAACGATCTGTAGCTTGGGCAAGATATCTTTCAGTTGGTGTCATATTAATCATTCTAATCAAGTCTTTAAACCACTTACTCATATCCAAATTCCCTTCTAATTTTTTCAAGAGATTTTGAATTAAGTTCATGTGTAAGTGATTCAACAGTGTGTCCTGGATATTCATGAATCATCTGACCAGCAATGTATGCATTTGCTTTAGTCTGACGAGACAGAATCCATCCGATCATTACACCTCGAAGAATGTTTTTAAATACTCTCCAAAATCCGTTAAGCAGACTCTGTGAGTAGTTCAGCGCTATTGTTGTCATTTTTTACCTCGTTGTTTCCAATAGAAATTTTACGAGGCAGCTTTTCTTCGGGAAGAATGACTTCAAGTTTGACAGTCAAGATTCCGTCCGTTAGATCAGCTCCGGATACTTCGGTATATTCCGACAGTCTAAATGACTTGCTCCAATTTCGAGCACTGATACCCTTATGAACATAAAGTTCTTGAGGACGACGCATTGGTCTATCACCTTTGATAGTCAATACATGGTCTTTAATCTCAATATCAATATGTTCTTTACTAAATCCAGCCACTGCTAGTTCGATTTCGTAATGATACGCATCGTGTTTAACTACGTTATGTGGTGGATAGGTATCCTTCGCATGGCTGTGAATGTTTTCCAGCTGATCGAAGATGTGATCGAAACCAAGAAATGCGTTTCGTGGCAATAAAGTTGCTTTAGTCATTGTGACCTCCTGTTAAGCAAGGTTATGTTATGGACCCGAACTATTCGGCATCCGACGGTATTTATACGTGTAAACCTTCCACTCCGAAAGATAATCCCATTCTTGTTCCAATAGGTTTCGAGTGATGAAAGGTTCCCATGGGATTCCATACCATCATCCCAGGTTCTAATATTTTATTTTCAACTATCTTAGATCTCTCTGGTTTAAGAGTATCTGATATTGCATCTTCTCTTCTAGGTCGATGTATTTCCCAATCAACTTTACCTAATACCTGAAGATATAAGACATGCATACGATCTCTATGTATTCCAAATGTAGTATGTCTATCTGTAATACCAAAAAATAAATGACAGGTAACAGGTTTATCAGGGAATATTCTTTTTAATTCTTTTATTATTTTTTTAGCATTTCTTGGTAAAGAACCTCTTTTTTCTAATTCAAGAAATGTAGCAGAACCACATTCACCTTTTATTTTTGTATTTTCAGGTGGGTGAGTATCTATTAAATGTGTCATTCTCTCCCAGGTAAATTCTTTCATATCAACTTCTGAATCAAGAAAAGAATATGTATCTGGGAGAGATAACAATTCAGACATTACTTTGCACCAATATTATATTTGGGACAAAGTTCCCATTGTGCTTTTTCTTTAAAAGGAATAATTTTAATTTGACGTAAAGGAGCACATGATAGATCCTCTTTTTTCGCCATCTGTACTAATCCCCAATCACTCATTAATGTAGCAATAGTATTTCTACGAGCAATATCATTTTCTTCTAAGTTTGATTTTTTCCCATCTAACAAAAATAATTCCTTAAAATGTACAATAAAATATCTACCTTGCTTATGTAAGATATGACAAGACTGATAAAGTTTTTTATCTTTACGGGATGCTACACCAATACGTGTAAGTGTTTCCCTTACTTTTAAAAAATCGTCTGGCTCTCGAAGTGTTACCTCGAGCATGCTAGATGGAGTCCACTGGACATTATTATTTTGTTCTTCCACCTTTACTCACCTTTTCTTTTAACTCATTTCGTTGTTCTAATGATAAGAGAGCCAAAGCCTGGCGAGCTTTTTCATTACTATAGCCATAGTATTCCTTGACCACTTCTAAATCATTTTCTAATTCAGGTTTATTCCATTTCGAGAAACGTTTCCGTTTCCGAACTATATTTATATAAAAATGATATTGTAGTTTTTTATCAGTACTATGTAACCGATTCATTTCATTTGCTGCAAGAACTGTATCCTGGAAGTAAGATAGGCTACGATTAACCATAAACGGGTTATACGTATTCTCATCTTCCATAATATCTTTCTTAGTATAATTAATACTATTTAAATACTCAAATGGGTTCATGAGAATTTCACCGAAGACATAATTTCAGTCATACAAGCAACAAGGTTAATCTCATGATCAGCAACAAATGCTGCCTTGTGCTGATATTCTGCTAAAATAAGAACAAGTTGTGGAATAGATTGTGGTTCAATCTTATCGTTCATATTATCATATACACCACGAATAATAGCACTTGTATCTAAATCTAGGTTATTTACTACCCATTTACGCATAGACTTAAAGTCTTTTTCTTTTAGGTGTTTGAATAGATCATTAAAGGATCCACCCATATCAATAGTGCTGCTAGCAATATCGCCCAGAACAGAACGTCTTTGAAGTTCATTGAGTACTCTCCGCCAATCTGGTGCATGACGCATAATCAGATCAACAATAGACATCTGATCATAACTTACACCTTCATTTTCTAAAATAGTCTGAGCACGTTTAAGGAACTGTGCACACAAACCCTGAAGATCTTTTTTACTTGTATTAAATTCGTATATTGCACAACGTGAATGTAGTGGTTCAATAATACGATTCTTAAAATTACATGTTAGGATAAATCGGCAATTATCTGAGAACTCCTCAATGAATCCACGTAGTGCTGGTTGTGTTGATTGTGGATTTAGATAATCTGCCTCATCTAGGATAACAACTTTGTAAGAACCACCGAAGCTAACCGTTGATGCAAATTGTTTAATCTTACCACGTAAGGTATCAATATTACCTTCTTCAGATCCATTGATAACAATATAGTCTAGACCAAGTTCTTTACATAACGCTTTAGCAACGGTAGTCTTACCAAGTCCGGCGGTACCGGTGAATAACATATTCTGTAACTCACCGGTATCGACCATCTTCTGAAACGTTTGCTGTAAGTGAGGAGGTAGGATCGTTTCAGAAACTTTTTGTGGGCGATATTTTTCTACCCATAGAAAACTATTTGACATATTAACTCCTGTTCAAGTAAGTACATTATATAATATTTGGAGCTAATTGTAAATTAACTTTCTTGTTGTTTAGCTTCGCACATGGCAACGATCTGTACACATTGATCACGAAGTTGACCAATAGTAGATAGTTCTTCACCACGGAGTGCGCCACGCTGAACCATCGTGTCAATAACTGCAATAGTGCTACGACCTACACGATTTGCAAGATCAACAAATTCTGTTTCTTGCTTATTCTGCTTTTCTGCCATTTTATTCTCCATACTCTGATGTTTTTTCGCATGCGATCCAGTAGATAATATCCTGTTCGGTATGATTCCAACGAGACATCATCTTACTAGAGATACCAACCTCATAATCCCCCTGGATGATTCTGAGATTATTTAAGTTGATCATAAAGTTAAAGTTTTCACTTTTACTTTTTCCAGGAACCTCAATTGTAAATGAATTTGAGGTTACATTGTCCTTATCTGTAACAGTAAGGGCAATTGCACCATCAGACGATGTAATAGATAAAGTCTGATGACCAAGTGCACTTTGTGCACGTTTAACACGATTGATCGTGTCAGCATCCAAGGTAAATTCTACTTCGAAATCTGATAAATCCATTGCTCTATCGATCATCTTATCATCTGGTGCAATAAGCATATCGATATCAGTAAAGAAATATTTGATTTTAGTACGACCAGTAGAATCGCCAATCACTGCATACTTATCTTCGAACTTAATCTCAGGTTCGTCAACAAGTGATATAACGTTAAGGAATTCGTTTAAATCGTATACACCAAACTGTTCAGGAAACTGAACATCAAGTTTTACACTTGATAAAATGTTTTTCGCTGGTGCAATAGTATTAATTCGATCACCAGCATTAAATACCTGATTGGTATTAATACCAGCAAAGTTCTTAAGAACTGATTGTGTATATGGGGATAGTTTCATCTCACTCACCTTTGTTAATAATAATATAATTATATCATAGTCTACGCTGCTTGTAAACTACTATCTCTCATCTTTGAAAAGTTTTTATCTTTGTAGAATTCCAACTTGTTCTGGAACTTACCCTCAAGGATTTCTCCTTTATGTGAAATAACAAATGTATTCGTATCATCTTCGAGGCTATACAGGATCTTCATTAGGTTGTCTACACCATCATGATCTAGTGAAGAATCAAATGTTTCATCTAGTACCAACAGATTGGTAGCAACTGAGTTCTTCATCTTAGCAATCATACGCCACGTGAATAGTAATGCCAGATCGATACGTTGTTTTTCACCTTCAGAAAAGCTATCGTACGAGAACGCATCACGGTGACGTGAGCGTATAGTTTCATTAAAGCTTTCATCTAAATTAAAATGTACAAAGAAGTCTAATGTTTGTAGGTATTTGTTTACTAGATTATTAATAACTGGAATATATTGTTTAATAACCTTTGTCTTAATACCAGTATCTTTTAACATTTCACTCATAACAGTATTATATGAGAAGTCTTCATTTAGTTTTAATTTCTCTTCCATCAGGTTACTCTTATCATTATTCATATCTGTGAGTTCCTGATTAGCCTTTCCTAAGTCACCTTCACGACCAGTCAGTCGAACTATATCTTCCTCGAGGCTAGTAATCGTCTTTTGAAGCCGCTGTATTGTTTGGTTGTTAGCATGCGTACTTGCTTGTTTACTTTTAATCTCTTCTGATACGGCAATAAGCTTGTCAAGGACTTCAGTAAGAGATTCTGCTTCGTTATCAAGCCTCCGCATAGCGGATTGTAATTCTGCTGCTTTGTTTTTACCTTCTTGAAGTTTACGTTCTCTTGTTTCTTCAGTAATCTCTTGTTCGCAGGATGGACAGTTTTGATTTTCTTCATAAAATTTTGTGTCTTTAACAACTGATTTAATCTGGGTGTTGAATTGAGCTCTATATTGTAATAGACTCTGTTTTTTATCATGCGCGGTTTTAAGCCCGTCTGAATTTTGTTGAGCATACCTCTCGATGTAATCCGTTGCATCACTATTAGCCATCTGCAGTTGTCTAATTTCCGTGTTTGTCTCATCAATCTGTGTCCTTTTTTGAGCAATCTCTTCTTCATTCATTGCTGTGATATCACGGATATACTTCTTCTGAGAATCAATACGATTCTTAAGTAATTCCATTTGATGATCTTTATCTTTCAATGTCTCTTTCAAAACAGATTGTTTTTCTTTTATAAGTGTATTCATCTTTGAGAATACATTAATATCTAAAAGATCTTCAATAACATCACGACGATGTTGTGCTGGTAGTTGCATGAAAGGAACAAAGCTGCTACTACCAAGCACAACAATCTGATGGAATGATTTATGATTCAGTTTCAGGATATTCTGCTCAAGAATCTTTTGATATTCTTTCGCATGTGAATCCTGATTAAGTAACGAATCATTCTTCCATATTTCAAATATCTGTGGTTTAATACCACGAACAACTTTAAACTGTGATTTACCAACAGTAAACGACACTTCAACCAAACAGTTCTTTTGGTTAATAGTGTTTACCAGTTGTGGCTTATTAATATTTCTATGTGGTTTACCAAACAATGCAAAAGATAAAGCATCGAGCATAGTCGATTTACCTGCACCGTTCTGACCAACAATAAGAGTAGATTTAGTTTTTGTTAAATGTACTTCTGTCCAATTATCACCAGTAGAAAGAAAATTTTTCCACCGGAGGTTATCAAATCGAATCATTCAGTCCTCACTTCATAATGTATAGTATTATATATCACGCAACTTCGAGTGTTTGTGCCTCGGTTAGTAAATTTCTCATAGAAATTTTAATACGTTCTTTGTCAAGTTCAGTATCAACAGCATCAACATAATTATCTAGTAGCTGTCCAGTATCTTCTACTGATATAGATTCATCACCAACATTTTCACCTAAGAACTCATTAAAGTTCTCTGCAATCTTTAGTTCATGTATTGGTCTGTTCTGGATAGCATCAATAAACTTATCAAACATATAAAGATCCGTTTTATTAATAACAATTACCTTAACAAACTTATTATCTAAATGTTCACAATATTGTACATAATCCATATAATCATTCTTTGTATCATCATACAGAATCTTTTCAAATAGAGTATGTGGATTCTGAATAGGGGTAATATCACGACGTTCAGTATCAATAATATGAAATGACTTTGGATCATGTGCATCATTCCAAAAGAATTCCATTTGTGAACCAAGATATAAGATATTATCTTTTTCTGACTTTGTATGAAAATGTCCAGAGATAACCTGTTCAAAACGAGAGAATAGTTTATGATCTAGACCATGATGTGATGGAATACCTTTTATAACATCAAAGCCCTGTAATTCCAAATGACCACCAAGCCAATCAGCCTTACATGTTTTAATAAATTCTAATGATTTCTTTTCATTTTCAGCACAGATCCAAGGTAGTAATGCTAACTTAAATCCATCATAATCCATTACAACTGGATCCATATGAATAGTTACTTCATTCATATAATGACCCAATAGTTCTTTTAGTGCATTTAATTCATTTGTATTTTTATAGAATACATCATGATTACCTGGGATGACATCCATATGCATACCGTATTCACGAAGCTTTGCAAGGAATGTCTTACGATAACGATGTAATGATTTGAAGTTAATAAACTTTCTATTATCAAACACATCACCAAGATGTACTATACGTTTAATACCTAAATTAAGTAAAGCTGGAAAGAATTCCTCATTATAAAATTTCTCTGCATTTTCATGGAAAATATCAGAGGAGTTACGAATACCTGCGTGCGTATCGTTTAAAACTGCAATTTGCATTAAGATAAAATCTCCGTAAGATCAGAGTCAGTAGAAGAAGTTCTAGCTCTTTTCTTTTTCTTCTTTTCCTCTTTTTCAATATTATCATAGTAAGCATCACGATCTTTTACCTGATCAATCTTCACACGTAACGAATCAACATACTGATGTGCTGCAGCAAGTGATGCCTCATCAACATTATCAGATATAGCAAAGTCTTCAAATGGTGATTGACTAATATATTTCATTTTAATATCTTGCTGACGTTTTTCTTTTTCAATACGTCGTAAGAATGCATACCATGATATCTGTGTAAAATATGCAAAGGCATTTGGTGCACCAGTTCGAGTAGATGCATGAATATTATAATTCTTAATAGCTTTCAAACAGTTTTCAACTGCATCCATAACCATTTCATCACGATATGTATATCGAATAAAGTTTGCTTTATGTGATAATCCCTCTGCAATCTTCATAAAACACATTGCAATATAGTCTGGTACTTTTGGAATTGTTGAACCGGAATCTTCTGCTTCATTAACTGATTTTACATAATCAACTACAGCCCATGAAAATTCTTTATTATTTACGTAATGGGGTTTTTCAGATGGTTTCATTTCTGCTCACCTATTTAATATAATATATTATATCGTAATAAAAAAGTTTTGTAAACCCTTATTTTTATTAATTTGGGGATTTACAGGTTATAAAAAATTCGGTATAATAAGATGTCAATCTTCGGCAGGGATAGAGTACTAGTGATACCTTGGCTTAAATTTGATAACATTCGGGTTATCTGAATCTTCCATATCATCGTCCAACTCATCTAGAAGTTTAATATTCTTAGTCATACCTATATGATCTTTATACTGTTTCAATAAATCTGCATGTGGGGTTGCAATTGCTGTTATATTATTACCATTTAATACTAAGAGTTGATCTTGTTGATATACCATAAATGGTCGAAAGATATAATATCTTATTGCTTCCTCTATATCTTCATGATATCCTAATTCTGCTGCATTTCGGATAATTATTGTTTCATCATCCTTACTATTATCATCAGGCCAGGCAACAATTTCACAAATCAGTTCTTCACCACTAATTAGTTTCATCTGTTTGTAACTCATATTTCTACCTCAAATATTTTATAGGGAAATTCTTCTTTTACGTACATACGAATCCTTTCAGCAGAATGTTCTAACGTGTAGTTTTTTCTGAGTCTCCAGTGGAGGTCGTCAGCGATATCGTATAAAATCGTATCACGTTCATTATCGCTTTTCCTAAGTCCTCTACCAATGGACTGTAAAACACGGATTTGTGATTTGGAAGGTGACGCGAAGATGATGTTGTGTAAGTTCCGTATATTAATACCAGTACTAAAAGTTCCAAGGCTAGCCACGATAATAGCATCTTTTTGTGTCTCCACTATTTTTCTGATTGCTTCACGATCGGAGGTTTCTGTTTCCCCTGATACAAAGAATACTTTTCTTCTTTCATGGGCTTTATCTCTAATAAGTTCGAATAAAGGTTTTCCATGTTTTTCAACATACTGGAAGAGAACAAGTGTATTACCATCAAGATCAAGAGCGAGATTACGAATAAAATTATTACGTGGTTCATACTTAACAATATAATCTACCTCTTCTTGATATGTTCTCTTACCCCAATCTTTTCTAATTTGTTCAGAGTATTTAAGTAATAGAACATTAATTTTAAGCTTAGCAAGAGTATCTTCATCCTGTAGCTTTTTTGTTGTTGTCACATTATATATCTTACCAAATAACCCCTGTAATACAAGTTCATGTGTTTGTGAACCATCTAATGTACCAGTTGTACCGAATCTATATTCTGCTTCTGTACATTTATTCATTAGAGTTGTTAA